GTAACGCGCGGCGCAGCGCCGGAAAGCTTTGACGTGAGTCCCGTAATAACGGAAAGCGAAATCGGTATACACAGTGCTCAAACTCATTGGCTGCATCCGTTCGTTGGTGGCGGTCGCCAATTCTATATTCCACGTCGTACCAACCCAACCGAAATGGACTACTATCGCGACTTCCTTGTGGACGCGCATGGTAGGCAAAATCCATTCCTGATGCCGACGTGGTTCGACGACTTGGTGTTGGACAGCAATCCGCCGCAAGGTGCGATACAGTTTGAAACCAATGATGCCGCATACGCTGCCGACTTTGCGACACACGACACCTACAAAAGATTGATGCTGACCAACACCGAAGGGACCGTTATCTATCGCAAAGTTGATACGGCAACGGCACAACCTGGCGACCTGTCGCTCATCGCGTTGACCACTCCGTTGCCGAACGAGGTAGCCTGGGGAAGTGGTTTTACTATAAGCTTCCTGAACAAAGTTCGGCTCGGGTCGGACGATGTGCAGCTGACTCACTTTGCGTTGTATACGTTGCTTGACATTTCAGTAAGGACGGTTGACGGTTGAGCCCATACCTTACAGCAGAACAAAGCCAACACGATGCGGCGCCTGTATATGGATACAAATTTGTAGGGACGCACGAGACATGGCTAATGACAAGTGCGGAGCTGGAAGTTACGATTGACGGTTCGGCGTACACACCGACCGAGATAAGTCATGGTGCGATTAAGGGTGGCACGCAGGACGACGACAATCTTGATTTGGAAATTACGTTGCCTGCCAATCATGCCATGGTTCAGGCGTATGCTTTTGGATTGGCACCACCACGACTTGACTTGACACTGTATCGTGTGCATCAGGGAACCAACTTTGCCACCGACTTCGCTAAGGTGTGGGTCGGCCGCATCACGGCATACAGTATCAGCGGCAAGTGGGCCAAGCTTCGAGTTCCAAGTATCTTTGTGATCATGCTGCAAGGCGACATTCCAAACGTCAACTTCCAGGCACCGTGTAACAACGTTCTCTATGACGCTAGGTGCAAAGTCAATCCAGCGTTGCACAACACCAGCACGACGGTGACCGTTATTACCGACGACACTACGATTGAAGTGGCGGCGGATGGCTTTGCCGACACGGACTTGCGAGCCGGCGAAGTCATAAACAGTACCAAGAACGATGAGCGCCGCACCATCGTCGACAATGTTGCCAACGTCATCACGTTCGTGTATAAGTTTTCTGATATCGAAGTCGGCGACACGGTGGAGTTGCGTCGCGGTTGCAATCACGCATTCAACGGCGACTGCCTATTGGTGTTCGCTAACACGATCAACTATACTGGCTGTCCATTCGTACCAGAAGCCAACCCGTTTGATGGTGAATTATGATTTGGTTCACGCTTGCAATGTTCGTCGTCAACTTCGTACTGTCGTACCTGCTACGGCCGAAGCCTGACCAGGAAAATTCGCGTCCGTCGAAGCTTGGTAACATCAACTTCCCGCGCGCAAGTGCTGGTGATCCCATTCCACTAGTCTACGGTCGCGTCCGTTTGGAAGGACCGAGCGTGATGTGGTACGGCAACAACAGCAGTGAGAAAATTGAGGAAGACGACCAGACGATTGGCTATCGTTACTACCTTGGATTCCAGCTTGGTCTGTGCACTGGTCCAGGTGTTGTGCTGAAAGCTATTTGGATTGACGATAGGCAGGTATACACAAGCGGTGTCGGTGTCAGTGGCGGCAGTGTGTTCAATCTTGACAAGCCAAGTTTCTTCGGTGGGTACAAGAAGGGTGGCGGTTTCAGTGGCGATGTCGGTTTCTACAGTGGCGAGAACACACAAATCCAAGATACCTATCTAGTAGCTATACTGGGCTCCACTGTACCTAGCTACCCAGGCATCTGTCACATTGTGTTCCGTGGTATGTATATCGGCACCAGTAACAGCCTTCGCCGTATGAGTGCCACGGTTGAACGCTACCCTGACAACTTGGGATTGGATGTTGGCGGCGACGAGCACAAAGTTGGCGATGACATGAATCCCATGGAACTGCTATACAGTGCGCTGACTGAAAGTTGGAATGGACTGAACACACCAGCTGCCGACATTGACACTGCTAGCTTGACGGCTGCCGCTGCTGTACTTGAAACCGAAAGCAACGGCATGAGTTTCAAGGTGGAGCAGGCCAACCAAGGGAAGGACATCATTACCGAAGTCCTTCGCCAGGTGGACGGCATTATGTATCAGGACCCCGATACAGGCAAGGTCGTTGTCTCGCTCATTCGCAACGACTATACAGTTGGAACGCTGCCAGTGTTTGATGAAACCAACGTGGAAAAGATAAACAACTGGAGTCGCAGTGATTGGAGCGACGTACCCAATCAGGTTCGCGTAACATTCACCGACCCGCTTCGCACATACAAGCCCAGTACTGCGATGGTCCAAGACCAGGCTAGCATCGCAGCATCGGGTCGTGTCAACAGCACTACCATGTCGTTCCCAGGCGTAACAGTGCCGCTCACTGCAACCAAGATCGCACATAGGGAACTAGCACAAGTCGGCGTTCCGCTGTACAGCGCATCGCTCGAGCTTAATCGCCAAGCCAGCGCGCTACGACCTGGGCAACCCTTCGTTCTAAACTGGGCTGAGTTCGGCATCACCAATAGTGTGTTCCGTATGCAGCGGTACGACCTTGGTGAAATGGTGGACGAACGCATTGTCGCCGAAGTTACACAAGACAAATTTGCTGCATCCAATGTGCTGTACAGCGAACCGGAAAGTACAGCATGGACGCCGATCGATCGCGCGGCTGCCGACATTACTACGTTCACTGTGATGGAAGCGCCTTATATGTTCGTTCAGCTGATGGCCTATATCATGAACACGACCAAGTGGTATCTGCGCGCGAACAATCCAATTGACCTTACGGATTGGCCGAACAGTGCATGGATCTGGAGTGGTGCCAAGTTGCCCGACAACCAACAGCGATACGACGTGGTACTAAGTGACGACAACTTTGTCAACGACAAAGAAGTAGCCATCAATCAAATGGCGTACAACAATCAAGCGGTTCTTGATACGCCGATACGCAAAGAAGCCGATATCGAAGATGGCGTTATCAGTGGTGCCGTTACAGTATCGGGACCCATACCCAGTCAGTTCAGCATTCCGTTTAAGGATAGGGATGCTACCGAGGCGGGAGCCGGTAACAACTGGATGATCATTGGGAATGAGGTGTTGGCGTACTACACGTTCACCGACAACGGCGATGGCACCTATGATTTGGAAACCGTTCAACGCGCGTTGCTTGACACCAAGTTCGAGGACCACGAAATTGGCGACACTGTGTATTTCTTCGAAGTTCGCGAACCGCACATGTCATTCATCCCACGTGGCGATACCGATGTGGTGAAGTACAAGATGCTCAGTTACAGCGATATTGATGCGCAAGACTTGAACGATGTAACAGCTGTCGATCTTACCTTTGCCGAACGCTACGACAAGCCAGTGCCGCCGGACATGACCACTGTTGCGACTGCACGTTGGCCACTGGAAATCATTGGTAGTACGAGCCTTGCGGTTGCATGGCGCGAGCGCAATCGCACTGACTACCCTATCCCATTCGTTAACGACGCCACCGATACGCCAGAAGGAAGCACCACATACAACGCTAGCCTCTATATCGACGACGTGCTTATCGAAGCGCAAACCAGTATCGCAACGGCAAGCACTACGTTCAGCACTGGTGTGGATGGTTGGGGCGACGCGCGCGTTGAAGTGGCGGCTGTTGTTGGTGGCAAGACAAGTTGGACCACCGACGACTGCGAATTCTTCTATGCGAACTATGCTAGTCTCGGCGCCGAGTTGGTAACGAACGGCACGTTTGAAAGTAGCCTTGCAACGGGTTGGACCGTGGACAGTGGCACCTGGGCAAAGACACCGACAGCCTACCCATTCCGCCAAGCATATGACGAAGCCAACACTAGCGACAACGACCATGCAGCCGCGACAGGTACCACCAACCAACTGACCCAAACCATCAACGTCGTATCGGAACGTGGCCTCAACGGTATCTTCCGTGCGTGGCAAGCTAGCGCGACGGCGAGCGATACTGCCCAGGTTACGGTGGAGCAGCTTGACGGCGGAAGTAGC